GAATAGAACATAAAAATATTAAAGACTTCAGCGGACATCTTGTAAACGGAGAAGGTCATCCGTTAATTAATTGCGAACTTGGCGCATTCTTTGATCATCTTAAAGGTGTAAGAAAGCAAGAAGGTAGGAGTCGAAAGAGAGACTTACTACAGCCAAGGAGCGAGTCATATTGGAATGAAGTTTAGTTTATTTACAGATTATGGTGCACAAAATAGTAAACCAGTTTTTGACGCTTTTGCAAGTAGTTTGTCTGGCGCTGGCCATACCGTTACTTTTAATGAGTGGGATAGCGATGTTGCTGTTATTTGGAGCGTCCTTTGGTTTGGCAGAATGGCTGGAAACCAAAAAGTCTGGGAACACTTCCGAGCAATAAACAAACCTGTAATAGTATTAGAAGTAGGCGGAATTAAAAGAGGCACTACATGGAAAGTAGGCATCAATGGTATTAACAGCGATGCTAACTTTGGTGCTAAAGGCAACGACAGTACTAGAGCAGACTTACTAGGACTTGAAGCAAAACGTTGGACTAACGATGGCCAACATATTCTTATATGTGGACAACATGATAAAAGTTTACAATGGCAAGGTATGCCACGTATGAGTAATTGGTTTTTAGATACTCATGATGAAATACGCAAACACACAGACCGCCCTATAGTATTTAGACCCCACCCACGCTGTAGACTAGAACACATTGAACGTGGACTTAGACATGTGTATAGACAAGAGCCTAAACATATCGATAATACTTACGATGACTTTGATATGGATTTTACTAACGTATGGGCTACTGTAAGCTACAGTAGTAATCCTGGTATACACAGCGTACTAGCAGGTGTTCCAGCGTTTGTAGGTACCAGCTCGTTAGCGTATGACGTTGGTAATGACATAGACTTCTTCCACGATATAGAAGCACCCTTACAACCAGACAGGCGACTATGGATGAATGATTACGCATACACAGAATGGACTTTGGATGAAATAGCTCAAGGTTTACCATTAAAACGCTTGACATCTGAACTATAATCTAGTATAATACATACATGCTTAGAAAAGAACCAATCGACATTAATGACCTTACCGTTGAAGACTGCCTAGAACTAGTTGCTGGTATTAGTAACTTTAAGTTTAGTCGTAACAAAGAGTTAGCAGACTTGCACTCATTTACGTTGCATGAAGACAACCATAAGATTATGTTCAGTATTGCTAAACAATGTTTTAGAGGTACTGCACTCACTCCTAAGCAACACGAGCTTGTTAAAAAGCTATTAGTAGAGTACTACACACCACAGTTTACAAAGCATAACATTGAACTTAAGAACCATTTAGATAAGTTAAGAACTCCGTTAAGGAACTTAGATAGTTCACATTGGGTTAAGATACAACGTATTGGTTACAAGGGTGTAGAAGAGAATATGCTTGTTATTAGATTCCCATTTAACAAAAAAGTTATTACTAGATTAGAAGAATTAAAGAACGGTAATGACAAAGACTACTTCTACGAAAAGCATAAGCACTTCTTTCCGTTAACTGAAAAGTATATTTGGAAAGTAGTAAACATTGCAAAGAAGTTTCAAAGCAAATTTGATATTGAAGATCAAGTACAAGAAGTGTACGACCAACTAGCACATATGAATGCTCACAGCTATGAGTACTTGCCAGGCGTTAAAGATTATAAATTTATTAACTATGTTGACCACGGCATTAAAGAATGTGTACAAGATTTAGGAGAACCAAGTGATAGCAACCTCTACAAATATTTTGATAGAAAAGGCATGTATGGTCTTGAATATTTTAATGACATACATGTAACTGAAAGTTTTAGACTTAACAACTGTAGCACACTAACAACTAAGATTGCTAACAGAAGTCACACACAACTAAACATTAAAGATACAGATTGGACTATTGATAATTTAACAACAGCATTAATTGAGTTAGATAGATTTCCATTGTTAGTTATTCTTGATACACATACATGCATGGATAAGATAATTGAATACCATAATAAGTTTTTAAACTTTATTCCTGCTAACGAAATGAGTGTTATGTTTAGATTGGACAACAAAGAACTAGAACATGCAAAGGAATTTAACCAATTCGTCCATGATAAGGGATTAAATAATTATGTTGACAAAAACACTAAAGTAGTGTATATTAGTAATAATAAAGTTCCTAAGCCGTTGTTTAAAAGTGATTGGATGCCAATAGCATCGTTATGTTTAACAAGGCAACCAATGAACTATATTAATGAATACATAAACGGAATTGACTTAGCTATGTCCTATGATGCAGGATCAATAGTGTCAAGTCCAAACAGTAGATGGCAAGTTAAAGTAGAGAATATATGACAAGTTGTAGAATAGTAATACAAGATGAAGTAAATGTAAAAGTTGAAAACTTGCCTGTTGAGAATCGTAGAAAGATTGCTAACAAGTTAAAGTTTCAAGTTCCATATGCACGTTACTTGCCTCAATATAAATTAGGACGCTGGGACGGAAACGTTGCGTTCTTTGGTATAGGTGGTACAGGATATGTTAATCATTTAGATACTATTGTTAACAGTCTTGTAGAGCAAGGTGTTGAGATATCTGAGATTGTAGACAACAGAGAAAAGCATGACTTATCTTTTAGTGCAATCACACAAGACTATTGGAAAGACCAAGGTGCAGTATGGCCAGAAGGACATCAACTAGAAGGTCAACCTATTGTACTACGTGACTATCAAGTTGAAACTGTTAATAGTTTCTTAAACAATCCACAAGCATTACAAGAAGTTGCTACTGGTGCAGGTAAAACTATTATTACTGCAACACTATCACACCTAATGGAAAAACTTGGTCGGACGTTAGTTATTGTTCCTAACAAATCACTTGTTACACAAACAGAAGAAGATTATGTTAACTGCGGATTAGACGTAGGTGTTTACTTTGGTGATAGAAAAGAATTAGGCAAGACACATACTATTTGTACTTGGCAAAGTCTAAACATACTAGATAAGAAAAGTAAAAACTATGACGATGTACTAACACTTGCAGAGTTTTTAGATGGCGTACAAACAATTATTATTGACGAAGTACACCAAGCAAAAGCAGAAGTTCTTAAAAAATTACTTACACAAAATTTAAAACATGCACCTATACGTTGGGGCTTAACTGGAACAGTACCTAAAGAACAGTTTGAGTTTCAAAGTATCTTAGCAAGTATAGGTCCAGTCATTGGTAACATTAGTGCAAAAGAATTACAAGACAAAGGCGTACTAGCTAACTGTCATGTTAATATTGTACAAATGATTGACATTAAAAGTTTTGCAGGTTATCCAGAAGAGTTAAAGTTTCTAGTAACAGATGCAGAAAGAATAAAATATATAGGCAAATTATTAAACAACGTAAAAGACTCAGGCAATACATTAATACTAGTTGACAGAATTAGTGCAGGCGAAATGCTATTGGAAGCAATTCCAGATAGTGTGTTTATTAAAGGCGATGTAAAACTAAAAGACAGGAAAGAACAATATGATGAAGTTAAAGAAGCAACTAACAAAGTTATTATTGCAACGTATGGGGTTGCCGCAGTGGGTATTAATATTCCTAGGATTTTTAACCTTGTTCTTATTGAACCTGGAAAGTCATTCGTTAGGGTTATACAATCTATAGGCAGAGGTGTAAGAAAAGCAGAAGACAAAGACTTTGTGCAAATTTGGGATATAACTAGCACATGTAAGTATGCTAAAAGGCATTTAACATCAAGAAAGAAATTTTACAAAGAAGCACAGTATCCATTTACGATTGAGAAAGTGGATTGGAATTAATATGAAAACAGAGGACTATAAATGAGGATATTAACATTAGACAATAAATGTTACAAGCTCGAACACCTTCCGGATGAATTAACAGATGACATTAGATTTTCAGTATTGGATAACAGTAATCCAAAAGAGCCTGACTTCTTTTATATTCCTTTGATTTTTTTAGAATCATTTAACTCGCCAGCAATGGTAATGGAAATAGGTGGGCGTGAAATTACTATGCCTATTGATTGGCATTTAGCAGTAGGTGATAGCGGTGGTGCTGGTGACATTGAAGTATTACCATTAACAAGTTTAAACGATAGAGGCTTTGAAGCTTTCTTGTTTAATCCGTTAACTAGTACTATGATGAATTGGGGTGAAGTAAAGATTACTAATTTTTACAATGACGTAAAATGGTATTTCCCTAAAATGAAAAACGGACAACTATTAGGCGTACCTTTAACTGATGGTGACAACCCGCAATGTGCGTGGTTTGTAAAAGACATTAGTAGACAAAGTGAAGTTATTGATTATGGGATTCTTATCTAACAGTATAACAGTCGACGTATATACAAACCAACAATACGCTTACGATCAATGTAAGCCTCAGTTGGCAAAGAAGTATATACCCGAATGGTGGAAAAGTTTACCAGCAAGTAGACCTACACACCAAGAGTTCTACGATGACTTGCCAATAAGTTCAATGAAACAATGTCCTGCTATTAATGATATATTAAAGGCAGGAATTATTTTCCCTAGTTGGTGTGAACTACATATGCGTGTGGGTATTGACGGACAGAAAGAAGTAAGAGTCTTTCCTGACTTTATCCCTGCATTGCCACATGATGAACGTGACTTTGATTTTCACAAGCCTGGACTTGCACACATCAAATTAGGCTCACCATGGTTCATGAAAGAAACTACAGGTGTAAAATGGGTTTGGATTAAACCTGATTGGCACACAAAGAATCCACTAGCATACTGGGGTGTACCAGGCATCACAGAGTATAAACATCAACATAGTATATTAAATAACATTATGGTTCCGCATGGTAGTGAGCTTAAAATTGAAGTTGGCGAACCTTGGTTACAACTAGTACCAATGAGTGATAAGCCTATAAAACTTAACGTCCACTTAACAGACGCCCAAACTATGCAGAATTTAAATACAGTTAATATCTCCTCCGTAGGGAGTTACATGAAATCGATACGCAATGTTGGTAAGCAAAGGAAATTAGATGAAAACAATTAGTGAAGAATACGCTCGTCAGTTAGCACAGTTACATGACGAGAAGGCATCTTTCGGTGACGCTAAAGGATTAAAAGCAATCGAAAAATGGATCAAACAATTTAAACCAGAGTCTATTTTAGATTACGGTTGTGGTAAAGGCGGAGTTGTATTAGCACTCAAAGAAGCTTATCCAGAAATTAGTTCAATTGGTTGGGATCCAGGAATGCCAGACTTTAATATTCCTGATAACAAAAAGCCTGCTGATATGCTTATTAGCACAGACGTACTAGAACACATTGAACCTTTCTTTTTAGAAGATGTGTTACGAGATATTCACGAACTGTTTCAAAAAAATGCATTCCTTATTATTGCTACTAGCCCAGCTAAAAAATTCTTACCAGACGGACGTAATGCACATTTGATTGTAGAAAATCCAGGTTGGTGGAAAGAGAAGATTGAAAGATGTATGCCAGGTGTAAAGATTGTACATCATGAGTTCTTTGAAAAAACAAGAACAGATAAGCGTGGCGGTGTACACGAGAACAACAAGTATATTGTAGTCTTGGAGAAATAGTATGAGCTTTACTAATTTAATTACAGAAGCTATTGATTCAGTATACGATGATATCAAAGCAAACAAGACTCCTACTGTATGTGAGATGGGCAACCAGCGTTTAAAGAATAACAAATCACGTGCTAAAATTTTTAATGCACGTGGTATTCATACACATGCTAACACTACTAAAGAATACTTTCAAGCCTTAGGCTTTGGAAGGTATCTTGCTATCGATGTTAACACAGAGAAAGATGCTATTGCAATGGATCTTAATTTAGATTGCAAACAAGCATATAACTTTACTGATCAGTTTGATCTAGTAACTAACAACGGTACAGGTGAACACGTATTCAATCAGTACACAGTATTTAAAAACATACACGACATGACTAAAGTAGGTGGATATATGATCCATGTACTTCCTTTTTATCGTTGGGTTGATCACGGCTTTTATAGCTTTCATCCTAACTTATTTTTCTGTCTAGCACATCAAAACGATTATGAGATGCATGGTGTATGGATTGGCACTAGTGATGGTGCTCACATTGAAAAGCTAGGACAGAAGTTATCACGTGACAAAGGTTACAGAGGCAAGTTTGGATTAGACAAGTGGGAAAGAGATCCTATGGTTGTTGCTATTATGAAGCGTAAGACTGATGCTGAATTTGAAATGCCACAACAACATTTATATGCAGGTGATAATATTTCAAGCGATGAGATTGCGAACCGTTATAAATGAACCAGTATAGTGTCCTCCAAAACTTTAAACCAGAAGACTTAAGGTTGAGCCCGTTTCCATACATAGTTATTGACGAAGTCCTACCATGGGACTTGTATAATAAGCTAGAAGCAGAATACCCAGAACAGTACATGACCAAAGGCGAAACACATGGCTTTGGTACTGCACGTTACATTGATCATGACTTTGATACTTACGCAACAGTAAGTCAAGCATGGCAAGAGTTTGCCGCATACGCAACTAGTAGAGAATTTAAAAACGAAGTAATAAGAGCATTTCGCACAGGACTTGAACAACATTACCCACCAGGATCGTTTTGTCCAGAAGGGTTATATACCAAGTATATGCGTAGTGATGTTGCTCCACGTAGAGCTCCTAAGAGCGGATCAATTAGAATGGAGATGCAGTTTGTATTAAATGCAATAGACAATATACAAATTAGAACTCCGCATGTTGATCAATCAAAAGAATTGTTTGCAGGTTTATTTTATATGAAGAAGCCAGAGGACACAGGTACTGATGGTGGTCTGAATGTTTATAGAAACACAGCAGGTAAGCAATGGCGCAGAGTAACAGGACGTGAAGCAGTTGCAGAAGATATTGAAGTTGTAGAACGTGTTCCGTATAAAGCAAACACTATGGTTATGTTTTTAAACACAGTAGATAGTTTACACGGAGTTGAACCTCGCGACAATCCAAATACTATTAGACGTTACGTTAATATAGACGGACACGTACAAGAGAAATTATTTAAGTTCGTTGATTAGGAGATGATTATGAAAGCAGGAAAAATTTGGGGTCAAACAGAATTGATCCACGCAAACGGTGTGCTAGAGTTTCATCGCATTGAATATAAAGCAGGATTCAAATGCAGTGAACATGCACACGAATACAAATGGAACGGATTCTTTGTTGAATCGGGCAAAATGATTGTCCGTGTTTGGCAAGATGATCAAGGACTAGTTGATGAAACTATTCTTGAAGCTGGAGACTTTACGCAAGTTAAGCCTGGCAAGATTCACCAGTTCGAAGGTTTAGAAGATGGAGTCGCTTTTGAATTGTACTGGGCAGAATTTAATCATGACGATATTGTTCGTCGAACAAGCGGCTCGAGCGTAACAGAACAAAGAAAAAGGAAATAATTATGTTCAAAAACATTGATAAGATGATGATGATGAAACTTGCATTATTGCATGTTGTTGTCATTACAATTTCAAATGCTTTGGTTTCTATTCCAGTAGAGATCGCAGGCATTAAACTAACATGGGCGGCATTTACATTCCCGCTTGTGGTATTAGCAACTGACTTGACTGTTAGAATGCTAGGCAAAGGAATTGCAAGAGCAACTATTGCGGCGGCATATCCATTTGCAATTATTGGATCAATCTGCGTAGTATTAGCAGAAGGTGCACCAGAAAGCGTAGCAATGCGTATTGGTTTTGCAAGTGCAACTGCATATGCCGTAGGTACATTCTTAGACGTGTACGTGTTCCAATACTTTAGAGAGCAATGGTCAAAACAGTGGTGGATTGCTCCAGCACTATCAACAGTCGTTGCAAACATCATCGACACATATACATTCTTTGCAGTAGCGTTCAACAATAGTGCAGACGAATATATGGCGGCGAACTGGGTAGAGATTGCCGGTTCACAAGTCGTAATTAAAATTGCAGTAGGTTTAATTGTATTCCTACCAGCATACGGAGTATTACTAAGATACTTGAAAACAAGACTAGCCGATACAGAACAAGGCTAAAAACACAAATAAATAATAGACCGGGCTGAGGTTCGGTCTATTATAATTAAGGAGATAAGAAATGGGAATGTGGGACTCGATTAAAAAGACAACAAAGAAAATAACTAGATCAATTATGCCTAGCCCTAGTGAGGTTGGTGAGATTATAGCGGCAGAACAAAAAGCCGAAAAAGCAGTTAAAAAAACAGTTGGTGGAAAAGGTACAGTAAAGCCTAAGACTAAGAAGGCTCCAAAAGCAAAACCAGCAACAACAAAAAAGAAGGCTCCGGCTAAAGCTAAAAAGCCAGCGACTAAAAAGCCAGCAAAGAAAAAATAAATCGTGGGAAGTTTACTTCCAAACGAGCCACTGATATACGAGCGAGCCGATGGTATTGTGTTCGCTCGTTATCGTGACCCTCCACACAATAAAATACCTCGTTGGGTAATTGGTGGTGACGCAGACGCAATTAAAAAACTTGAAGGTCGATTAGACTTTGAAGAATATTTAGAAATGGTTGATTGTGCCAAAACAAACTATACGCTCAAAAAACAACTTGACAAAGCACTCGTAATATGGTATACTATACGTAATGAAACATAAAAGAAAACTACCGCTGAATGAGATCTTTATGGCCTTGGATATGGATGCCAAAGGTGCGTATAAAGAATGGTCGGAAGATGAACGTAAAGAATTAAACTTTTGGTTGCTTAACCGTTATGCAAGTAGTGTAGGCGGATCGCAAGACGCAAAGGAATGGGCAGTTATTGCCACAAATGAATATTACAATAAGAATTGGAATGTGCTAGGAACAAAACATCCGCAACTACAATGGCAACTGTTGTGTGCAACACATAACGCAACACGTAAAAGCAGACACCATCAATGGTTAGGTATGAAACAAAAAGGCTCTGATAACAAGGCAGTCAAGTTTCTTAAAGACATGTTTCCTGAAATGAAATTAGATGAGGTAGAATTACTTGCTAGAATATCTACAACAAAAGAACTTAAAGAACTCGCCGAACAACACGGGATGGATAAAAAAGATGTCAAAGTCTAAAGAAGGATTTGTATGTCCATACTGTAATGTTTCGTACACAAGAGAAAAAACTCTTATGGTACATATGTGCGAAAAGAAACGTAGAGCTTTACAAAAAGATGAAAAGCGTGTACAATTAGGATACTTAACGTTTAACAGATTTTATAAACTATGTCAACGCTTTGATGGTGTTAAAACTTATGAACAGTTTTGTAATAGTCCTTACTACAATGCATTTGTTAAGTTTGGTAGCTTTGTTAGTAATGTAAGACCTTTGTACCCAGAGAAGTATATTGACTATGTAGTTACAAGCGGAGTTAAACTAGACCATTGGTGTAGAGAAGAATTATATGAGAAGTATGCACTTGACCTTATTCGTAAGGAAGGTGTTGAAACTGCTCTTGAACGTAGTGTAAAGAATATGATGGAATGGGGAGATGAGAAAGAAGCTAGGTGGCAAGACTACTTTAACTATGCAAGTCTTAACAGAGTATGTCAAGATATAGTTGACGGTAAAGTAAGCCCGTGGTTAATATTAAACTGCAAGTCAGGTAAAGAAATGATGAGCAAGTTTAATGACGAGCAACTACAGATTGTGTATGCGATAATGGACCCGGGCCATTGGAGTACACGATTCAAACGTAGTGGCTCGGATATAGAATTAGTAAAAGAAATAGTAAAGAAGGCAGGACTGTAATGCCAGATATTGACATTGACTTTGCAGATAGAACAAAGATACTTGAGAAGCTAAAGCATCGAGTTGCAAAGTTAGGCACAGGTAAAAAACATAATACGGGAATCTACGCAACAGAGATTCCACATAACCCTATTGATTTATTGAGTACAATAGATCATGACACAGCAGAGGACCGAGGATACTTTAAACTAGACTTCCTCAATGTTTCTATTTACACTGAGGTAGAGAATGAAGCACACCTAAACGCACTAATGGAAAAGGAACCCTTATGGCAACTTCTGGAACACGAAGACTTCAGCGAAAAAGTCTTTCATCTAAACGGGCACAGCGAACTATTAAAAGTCTTGAAGCCCAGCTCGGTATTAGAGTTAGCGGCGACAGTAGCGATAATACGACCAGCAAAGAGACATCTAGCAAACAAGACTTGGAAAGAAATACACGAACAAGTTTGGATAAAACCAACTGACGGTGCTTACTACTTTAAGAAAGCCCACGCAGTAGCATACGCACATGCTATTGTTGTTCACATGAACTTATTGTGCGAACAATTAAAAAAGGATAACGATGACTATTGATGTAACTTTCTTCACCAATTGGGAAGAACTAAAAGAAGCAATGCCTCCTGTACCAGCAACTAAATTTTGGCCTGAATGGTTTAAGAAACAAAGTGGTGCAAAGAACATGGAACTAGGTTCTGAAAAGAACGGCATGGCGCCTGATGGTAGTCACCAAGATGGATATCAAACAGTTAAGAGTTGTCCAGCAGTACTTGATGTATTAAACATGGGATATGTTATTCCATTGTGGAGTGACTACAAAGTTAAACGTGTTGAGAAAAATGAACATTGTCCGCAAGGTATTGTATGGCGTATGCCTGCAGGACCTCAAAGCAATATGTTTGGTGCGGCAACACATCCACATGAACAGATGGACGCTTATCCTTTTCCACCTGATACATTTGAAGGAACATTTAAACTAATTAATCCATGGAGCGTAAAAACTCCTCCAGGGTATAGTTGTTATGTGTGTGCGCCACACTACAACAAACATGGTAACTTAGAAGTGTTGAATGGTGTTATTGATACAGATATCTATCATGAGCTACACGTTAATACTTGGTTTACTGCTCCTATCGATGAGGAAGTGCTATTACCAATTGGTATGCCTATTGTACAGATCATTCCGTTCAAACGTGAAGACTTTCAAATGGATATTAAAGTTGGCGACCACAGAAGTATGCATAACAAAGTTACGCAGTTCATTCACAACGCCATGTTTAAAGCACAACACTATAGAGCTAAATTAAGCCCCAAAAGGTACAAATAGTTTACTTGGGTTTGCGTACTAGTTGTACGCTCTTACGCTTGACTCTTTTAACTGCTAAATTACCTAGGTTAACAACAGGACCTACAGTTACTTTAACATCCTTAGTATTCATTGTCATTAGACAATGCCTAAATGCTGGGAACTCTTTCGGTAGAAAGATACTGATCGGAATAGTTCGATTGCTTTCAAACCACCACGCTTCGCCTAGATCTAGAAATGCTTGTCTAGACTCATCAGTTGATAGATCAGTATAAACATACATGCTTGTGACATAATTATCTTGATTATTTATAATGCCCACGTATTCATTACCGCCATATTGTACGATACTAAGGAATGGGAATTTTGTTTCGATATCTTTAAGTAGCATTGATTCTCTTTTTAAATAAATATGTATATGTCGCAATTAACATACAGATATTTAGCAAGTAACCAAGTTGGCCTCATTGCGGATTTGGCTAATAACATAACGGAGTATAGACCAGTGTACCAGAGAACCATACAACTATATCGAGGGATAGACAATACGATATCTTTCGAGATAAAAAATTCAGATCAAAAACCAGTAAGCATACTTAACACTTACACCCCTAAGCTAATGGCATTCGACGAAAACAATGTATTAATTCTAGAGAAGACTGGTACCATCCTAGAAACAAGTACACCGTCAAAAAAGGGACAGTTTAAAATTGAGATTACTGCTAATGACTTGCTAGATGTTAAACAACAGTACGTAAGCTACAATGTGTTCTTAACTAAGGACAGCGACAATACTAACGTGGTAACGTATGCTGATAGTCACTTTGGTGTTAAAGGCACTATGATGATTAGTTCAGAAGCGTTTCCAGGACCAAGTGCAACATACAGTATCAATACATTTACTGAGATTGCGGCAAGTACAGGGAAATATACTAGTGAAGCAATTACTGCGGAAGCGACACGTAACGGCAATTCAGCGTTACATACAGCGGCACTTTACTCAACAAACTTTACAGGCGATGTGGACATACAGGGTACATTAGATAACCAAGTTACTAATGGAACTCCATGGGGTACTATTGCAACTGTAAGTTTAGCAAACGAAACACAACCAAAATATGTAAACTTTAATGGAGTTTACTCACACTTAAGAATAGCATATACTACTCCGGGATCGGGTACATTGGACAAAGTCCTAGTAAGAAACTAGTTGACTTTTACCTAGTCTTATAGTATAATATTACTATGAGCGGAATCGTACACGAAACTATATTAGCACATTTGCCTGCGAAGCGTAAAACTACACCAAGTGGTTGGACTAGCTTCAATGCACCCTGTTGTGTACATAATGGTACAGGTGCTGATACTAGACAACGTGGTGGACTAATCCAAAATGCAGAAGAAGGTGTAAGCTATCATTGTTTCAATTGTGGCTACACAGCAAGTTGGAACAAAGGCAGACGTATTACATATAAGATGAAAAAGTTCTTACAATGGATTAACGTTAGCGATGATGCTATTAATAAACTATCACTTGCAGTATTACAATTTGAATCTGACGAACTAGCAAATACATTAACACGTATGCCTGAGTTTAAAACAGTAGAACTGCCAGAAGGTGCAAAGCCAATAAGCGAATATACTGATACTAGTGACGCTCATTTAATTAAAGTATTAGAGTATATGAAGTCAAGACAGTTGTACTTAGAAGATTACAACTTTCATTGGACACCTAAGATTGGATACAGAGATAGATTAATAGTTCCGTTTTATTTTAACAATCAAATAGTAGGATACACAGCAAGGAAAATTACTGACGGTGCTCCAAAGTATATGAGTGAGCAACAACCAGGCTATGTGTTTAATATGGATCAACAAGACTATCGTAGACAGTTTGCTATTGTAGTAGAAGGTCCTATGGATGCTATTGGTATTGAAGGCTTGGCACTACTAGGTAGCGAAGTCAAAGATCAACAGCACCTACTCATCAAGTCGTTAAATAAGCAAGTAATACTAGTTCCAGATAGAGATGAAGCAGGACATAAACTAATTGAACAAGCAATAGAATTTGGTTGGAGTGTTAGTATGCCGGACTGGGATGAAGATGTTAATGACGTGAATGATGCAATTAAAAAGTATGGAAGGATTTACACACTACATCAAATTGTAACACATGCAGAAAGCTCATCACTGAAAATTAAATTAAGGAGCAAAAAATGGTTTGGTTAAAGAACTTAATACTGTCACCAGTTAAATGGTATAAGAAGTGGCAGAAGAATAGAAAATTTAAACAGAGGATTAAGGAACTTCAAAAGAAAGATCCTTTCATTTACAAATAATGATAGAACGCGAGTACGAATTAATTAGGCCTTTTGGACCCACTATCTATCGTAGCACATTGAATGAAGAAACAATGACGCTACTAAAAGATTGTGCAGTTGCAACACGTGAAGCAAATCAAAACGTGGGTAACGACTTAGCTGGTAACATTGAATCACAGTTACAGGCAGTAATGAATAACGACCAACAACAAGAGTTCATGAAACAAGTTAGTACACACTTAGGAACGTATATGCAACAGGATTGGGATAGACGACAAGAACATATGATTGTTCCGTCACAAGACAATCCAGACTTTAAGAACATGTCGTTTAATTTAAACACAGGCCCTTGGATTAATTTTCAACAAGCAAATGAATTTAATCCTATGCACAGTCATGCAGGAATAATTAGTGCAATATTATATATTGATGTGCCAGAAGTAATTGCAAAAGAAGCACAGGACGACTTGCAAAGTAATATGCGTTGTCCAGGACAACTAGAATTCTTATATGGTTCCGATGTGTTAGGAGTTAACGGAACCCATAAAGTAATACCAAAGACAGGAGATATATTATTGTTTCATGCAGGTTTGAAGCATAGTGTATATCCATACAAAAGTAATGTTGAACGAGTAAGCATGAGCTTTAACGTGTGGAGCGTTGAGCCAACTATTAATAACGAAGGAGTAGAATAGATGTTAGTCCCAATGGTAGTAGAATCTACAAGCAAAGGCGAAAGAGCATACGACATTTACAGTCGTCTATTAAAAGATAGAATTGTAATGTTGAATGGTCCAGTAGACGATCATAGTGCAAACGTTGTAGTAGCACAGATGCTTTTCTTAGAAAGTCAAGCACCAGAGAAAACAATTAACTTTTATATTAACAGCCCAGGTGGCGTAATTACATCAGGCATGGCAATTTACGATACAATGCAGTTTATTAAATGTGATGTAAGTACAATCGTATTAGGTCAAGCATGTAGCATGGGTTCATTCCTTGCACAAGCAGGTACACCAGGCAAACGTATACTATTGCCAAACAGTCGTACAATGATTCATCAACCAAGTGGTGGTGCAAGAGGTATGGCAAGTGATATTGAAATTACATACAAAGAGATTCAATTCTTAAAAGACAAGCTAACTGACTTGTATGTTAAACATAACTCAGCAGGTAAGACACGAGCAGACTTTATGAAAGACATGGATCGTGATTACTTTATGAGTGCAGAGCAGGCAGTTGAATACGGACTTGCTGATAAAATCTCGGAGCATAGATAATGATAACTTGGGGTATGGTTGGCAACAGTCACGATGCTAGTTTAGCAGTCTTTGAAAAAGGATCGTTCGGAGACCTTAAATGTGTCTGGGCAAGTCTTGCAAAAGATTTTAGTGATGTGCCAGGCGACCCTAAGCATAGCGATAAACAAATTGCTATGGCACGTGAACTGTATGGAGAGCCAGATGAAATAGTTTGGTATGAGATACCTTTCCTTAAATCAATAAGACAATGGAGAGCAGGACAAGGTACAGTACGTCAAGTATTAAAAGAGAACAACATATACTTGTACTTGAAGCAATGGGACTTGCACAAGGTAAAGTTAAGGTTCGCTAAACATCATACTAGTCATGCCGCATACGGATACTACACACAAGACAAACCTAATGCAACTATAATGTGTTTAGATAGTATTGGTGAGTTTGAAACATTTACTATTTGGCATGCGGGTGAGAAAGATCGTAAACTTAGAAAGATATACTCGCAAGGTTATCCACACAGTATTGGATTGTTCTATAGTGCAATGACACAACGTATGGGTCTAGTAGCTAACAGAGATGAATACTTAGTATCACAAATGGCTAACAAGATTGATACATCAGAGAACTTACATCTAGTTAACGATGTACTTGAAACGTTCATACAAGGGCCCTTAGACGGTCGTACACCGGGTGTAAAGTTCAAACATAACCTACACCGTGGTGCTAACTGGTATAAGCCCGATTTGACTACAGAGTACGACATGGATCGACTTGCTAATGCAACACAGTTTGTATTCGAAATGATTATTGGTATGCAGAGTAAATGGTGTATAGAGAATTTGGACAGTCGGGATTTAATCCTCACAGGCGGTTGTGCGTTAAATAGAGATGCAGTAGATAGAATTAGAACTAAATGGAATTCAATATATGTTCCACCTAACCCAGGTGATCCAGGCAGTTGTATTGGTGCAGTTCTTGCATTGGAGAAAAAGAAGATTGACTTTGACCCAACAATATGGTATAATAGTAAGGCACAATAAAGGAAAGACTACGTGAAACAAAACACTGATTACGGATTTGATATCCAGAAAACATACTTAGAGATTATGTTAAGCGATGCACAAACATTTGTGCGTTGTCAAGGTATCTTTGATCCAGAGAGTTTTGATCGTAAGTTACAAGATGGTGCAACATTTATTAGAGACTTTGTTGCAGAACACAACACACTTCCTACAGAACAAATTGTTAATAGTGCATGTCCAGGTACTAACTTAAAGATTCCAACAGGACTTAACGAACAACATTATGATTGGTTACTAGCAGACTTTGAAACGTTTAGTAGACACAAAGCATTAGAGAAAGCAATCTTAACAAGTGCTGACTTACTTGAAAAAGGTGAATATGGTCAGTGTGAGAGTTTGGTTAAAGATGCAGTACAGATTGGACTACAAAAAGATTTAGGTATTGATTACTTTGCTGATCCTAAAGGTAGACTACTAGGACTAAAAGACAACAACGGACAAGTAAGCACAGGTTGGGAAGCACTAGATAAGAAACTGTTTGGTGGCTTTAACAAAGGTGAGCTTAATATATTTGCAGGTGGATCAGGTGCAGGTAAGTCGTTGTTCTTAGCTAACTTAGGAGTTAACTGGGCAACACAAGGCATGAACGTTGTGTACTTAACACTAGAGCTTAGTGAGTCATTAGTAGCAATGCGTATTGACAGTATGATGACTGAGATACCTAGCAGAGAAATATTTAAAGATCTTGATGGCGTTGAAATGAAAGTTAAGATGGCAGGCAAGAAGTCAGGTGCATTACAAGTTAAGTATATGCCAAGTGGTAAGACAACTAATGATGTACGCAGTTACATTAAAGAGTATGAAGTTAAAACAGGACAAAAGGTAGACGTACTACTGATTGACTACTTGGACTTGTTGATGCCAATAGGACAAAAGATTAGTGCAGAGAACTTGTACGTTAAAGACAAGTATGTATCGGAAGAGCTACGTAACTTGGCAATGGAACTAGGTTGTATCTTTGTTACAGCATCGCAGTTGAACAGAGCTAGTGTTGAAGAAATAGAATTTGATCACTCGCACATCAGTGGTGGACTTAGTAAGATTCAAACAGCAGACAACGTGATAGGTATCTTTACAAGTAGAGCAATGCGTGAACGTGGTAGATATCAGATACAGTTAATGAAGACTAGATCATCAAGTGGTGTAGGTGCTAAGATTGATTTAGAGTTTGACATTGATTGTTTGCGTATTAGAAACTTAGATGACGATGATGACGGCAGTGGTTATGGTGCGGCTCCACAGAGCAGTATTATGGACAGCCTAAAACGTAATACTAATGTTACTACAGACAAAGAACCAGACACACCAAAGGAACCAAACGAAGGTGCTCCAATAGGCAAAGTAAGAGCTCAAACGGACAGTACTAAACTTAGAAGCTTCTTAGCCAATCTAGGTGATGACGATGAGTAGAAAGATTTACTTCTTTGGTGATAGCTTTACAGTAGACTACAAAACAGATTGGACTTGGACAAGACAACTTGCAGAGAAACTGCACGTTAGCGGTCTTGTTAACAACTCAGAACCAGGCACTAGTAACGACTGGATACTGATGAAGCTACGTGAATTCATTCCACAAATAACACGAGAAGATATAGTTGTAGTGTGTACTACAAGTTTATATCGCTATTGGTTCTTTAAAGACAACCCAGAGCTGTCAAACTATATGATTGGTAACTGGGCTAAGATGGCCGCAAAAGATATCGATCAAGATACTATTGATGCTGTACAAGGTTATGTAACACAGCTACAACGTGATGACATTGACCTGTTTCGTTTTGAAACACAGATAGCTTGGCTCAAAGGTTGTAGAGATACAATAGGATTTCAATTACTGTTGATACCCGGATTTGAAATGGGCATCGACTTTTCAGGTCTAGTTCGTGTACACGGGGACATGACCAACACAGTAAGCAACGGAGAGTTCCTTACTAAACAAGATGATGAGCAATGGTATCGCAAAGGTATTGACACACGCTACAATCATATGATCCGTGACAACCACGATGTAATGGCAGACAAGTGTTTGAACAGTATACTCACAGGCAATGACTTGGACTTGACTACAGGATTCAAACGCAACATACTACGTGGAGATGAAAGACTTACACACAAACAGGTAGGACCTAAACTAGTAGAACTAAGCAAACAACTATACGGGAATTAATAATGCAAGTAAATATTAAAGACATCGGTGGTGAAGTTGTAAAGGAAGACGATCGCTACACAGTTAAAGACAATACTGAACTGCGTAACCTAGCACTGAGCAGTACGTTTCTTACAGCAGGTAAGAGTACTACAGGACATGCACACGTAGGACAAGAAGAAGTATACTTCTTTGTAGAAGGCAAAGGTGAGATGGAACTGATCTCAACCAACGGAGAACGCACAGTAGAACCTGTAACCAACGGAAGCGTAGTGCTGATCAAAGATGGTTACTTTCATCGTGTACACAACACAGGCGACTATGGCCTATACTTTGTGTGCGTATTCGATGGGAGGAGAACACATTGACATGGGTTTTAGTTTTTATAGTACTCAGCTACGGTGAAGTAAATGCAGAGTACATCAGTACACACGACACTATGACGGACTGCTTCAAACACAGAGAACTACTAGCAAGTCAAACAGGAGGAGAGTATCCTGGACACTATGCTAAAGGTATGCAGGGAATATGCATACATACTGAATTGGTTCACGCAGAATAAAAAAAATTGATCAAAAAAATTTCCAGAAGTACTTGGTGTTTTTCACTTGAAGTTTAAATACTAGTATGCTTAGACTAAAAGGGTTCGGCTTTAAGCACTACGGTGCTGAATGGCCTGAAGTAGAACAAGACGTTGAATGGCACTTCCAAGAAGCCACAAAGACCAACGGACATCCTGTACGCATTGAGTTCGTACATAGTGCCCTCACAGTTTCAGCTAGTTTAGATCTACTACAGTGGAT